GTACATTTACTGGTAATGGTAGTGGACTTACAAATGTAGATGCCGCAACACTAGATGGTATTGATAGTGTAAACTTCTTACGTAGTAATGTTGCAGATACAATGACAGGCTTACTAACAATGTCACACGCTGGTGACGAAATGATTCGTTTGCAAGATACAAGTGCTACTGGTAATCCGTATATTAGTTGGTATCAATCAACTACAAGACGTGCTTATATGCAGTATAGAGACGGCGATGATAGTCTGTACATTAAAAACGAAGGTGCTAATACTGCACTTGAGATTGATAACGGAACCAGCGGATTAATATTCCAAGACGGTTCTACCAACTATACTGTATGGCACAGTGGCAACGACGGTTCTGGTAGTGGACTAGATGCTGATACACTTGATAGTCTAAGCAGTGGAAGTTTCTTACGTAGTGATGCAAATGATGCATTTAGTGGAACACTAAGTGGTGCTGGTAGTATTAACATTACAGGAAACATTACTGCTAACGCATTTACAGGTAACGGTAGTGGTCTAACAGGTGTTACAGCTGATAATGCTAACACACTAGATAACTTGGATAGTACAGATTTCTTACGTAATAGTGCAACAGCACAAACTTCCAATATGTTCATTAGAAACGGTTCGCCAACAGTGTATTTGCGTGATACTGATCATAGAAGTAGTATGATTCACTGTAACAGTAACATTTGGTACGTACTACGTGGTAGCGGAAATGACAGTACAAGTTGGGCACAAGTTGACAGTCGTTGGCCATTAGAAATCAACCTCACTAATAACAATATAACCACAGGTGGTAGTATCAATGCACGTACTGAGATCACTGCTTACGGTTCAGATGAAAGACTAAAAGAAAACATCAAACCAATTGAAAACGCACTAGATAAAGTTAAATCACTAGACGGTGTAACATATGATTGGATGGACAAAGTTGAAGAAGTAGGCTTCTTCCCAGAGCGCAGAAAAAATGAAGCAGGGGTTATTGCACAGCAGGTACAGAAAGTACTACCACAAGCTGTTGCACCAGCACCGTTTGATAGAGACTGGGTCAAAGACGAAACTGGTGGTGCTACAAGCGAATCTTATAGTGTTAGTGGCGAAGAATACTTAACAGTTAAGTATGAAAAACTAGCTCCGTTGTTTATTGAAGCAATCAAAGAACAGGATGCTAAACTAGAAGCACAAGCAGCAGAGATTGCAGAACTACGTACAATGGTACAAAAACTACTAGATAAATAATACAAAGGATAGCCACAAATGTGGCTATCTTTACTTGACACTGCTTAAATAATGTGTTATATTAATAGAGAGAAATAGGAAGTAATATGGCATTACCAGCAACAGGCTCGACTATAACAATGTCTCAAATCCGCAACTACTTTAGTGCGGGTAACAGTACTATTGCTATTGGTACATTAGGCACTTACATTGGTATTAGTGTAGGCAATACTATTAGTATGAGCTCTAGTTTTGGTGGCTACTATTTCCCAATATTACCATAAAAGGAAACAAAATGAAAACATTATACGAAGTATTAAATGTAGACCTTGCACAAGAGTATACTAAAGAACGTAAAAAAGAAGTAGCAACATCACTTAACCTTAATGGCGATCTTCACGAAGACGTTTTTGCAGCTATTGACGATATGATTATTCCAAACGACGATGATAGACTCCACTGGATTCAAAAATTTGGAAGAGCTGCGGGCGCCGACTTACTTACACTAGGTAAAGTACAACCCGAAAGCATGATAGCTATGGCTTGTTTGCCAGCAGAAGATTTTAAAGAAGCTGTTAAGATTGCAACAAGTGCTGCAAGAACTTGGAACGACTATACTGTACAAGCTGAAAAAGATTTAAACGAAGAAACTATGCCATCAACAATGTTGTAATATGAAACTAAGTATTTGTGTTCCTGCACGTGATCAAGTCCATACAGGATTTACACGCAGTCTCTGTAATCTAACAAATAGATTAACAAAACAAAATGTTGACTTTAATCTACATATTGTTTGCGGCAGCGTGATTATTGAAAGTCGAACTGCACTAGTAAAGGAAGCATTAGAAAATAATGCAACACATACTTTGTGGCTTGACAGTGATATGCATTTTCCAGCAAACGTATTTGATAAACTACATGAACATCAAAAAGATATTGTTGCAGCACAATACAGTACACGATATGCTCCGTATCGTACTGTAGCATTTACTGATTGTGAAAATGCAGACAACAGACTAGATGCTAGTTTTGGATTGCACAAGGTATGGGCAGTTGGCATGGGATGTATGTTGGTTAATACAGATGTGTACAACAACTTGCCTAAGCCGTGGTTTGATCACGAATACAATAAACGACTAGACACTTTCAGCGGAGAAGATATATACTTTTGTAACCAAGCAATGCATCACGGTTATGAAGTATGGATAGACGCAAGTATCGAACTTGCACATTTTGGAACAAAGGCAAATATACTATGAGAGCTATTGATAGATTTGAAAAATTTGGAACGCCAGTGCATAACGGACAAGATTTTTTAAAGAATCATATTTTTCAAAAATACCCAGTTGTAAAAACAGACGACTACGAAAACTTAGAACAAGTTTGGAAATCAGATTATGATTCTGATTACGTATGGGTTGTTGATAGTAATATCGAAACATATAGTACCTTTCCTTGGTTTTTTAAACCAAAAGCAGATGAAGAAGTTTGCATACATGCTTTTCCTTATGTATTTGAAAAAAGTCGTAAAGTTAAAGATTGGAACAGAGTTCGATTAGTTCCAACTAAAAAAGGCGAATATAATGTAAATCAACACGCTTATATTTGTGGACATTATGATCCTTACAAAGGCAAAGACAAGTTTGATATTTTTTATATTGGAAAAGATACAAAGGTATTAAAAAATCTTGAGACTAGAGGGTTTGATGTACAGGTAGTAGATTCTTTAAACACTGCTAAACAAAATAGTTTTACTGATATGTTTTGGATAGTGTATGATGATACTGAAGTAAGAGATACATTTAAATTCAGCTACAAGCCAGACGAATGGAGTTTTAATATTCCTCATGTGTTTGGCAATGGCGATATAGACACACTAGATGGTATTGTACTTTGCCCTAAGTCATGTGAGCTAACTGATAAAGAAATCAAACATAGATTTTTTGTTAACAAAAAAGAAGTAAGAATATTAGCAAGTAATCCAAGACATTATGATAGATATGTTATCAACAACTATCAAGATTACGAATATGCAGCTGAACTTTCAACAACTGATATGTTCTGGGGATATTCAGATAATATTGTTATCGACGAAAAGTTCAAGTTTGATTATTATATTAGTCATCATAGCAGTGAAAAAAAATCAAATCACGCTTGGCTAAATGGAAACAAATACGATGGTGTATTTTTGTTTAGTAAACAAGCATTAGTAAGCAAAGAAGAAATAGAACACAAAGAACTAAAACAAAAGATCGATCACAATGTTGTAGCAAGTGGTCCAAAAGATTATGAAAAGTTTATAGTTGAAAACTACGAACAATACAAAAGTGCATTTCATAGTTGCGGAAGTGATATGATGTGGCTTATTCCAAATGACGTAGATCCTTTGAGCGATTTTGAATGGGATGGTTATTTCCACAATCAAGATTCGTTTGATCGTTCAACCAATCACGTATTTTTAAATGGGGTTGATTACGATGGTATTGCATTATTAAATACTATAGATCTTATATCTGAAAAAGAGTTTGACCATAGATTCTATGTTAATAAAAAAGAACATAATGTTGTAGCAAGTAATCCAAAAAAATATAAAAAGTTTACAATAAACAACTATGATGATTATGCAAATGCATTATATAACTCCGACACTGAAATGTTTTGGGGTGTGCCTACTGATGTTGATGTAGACAAAGACTTTGATTTTAGTTTATACTTTAGTCATCAGAATACATTTGATAGAAATATCAACCATGTGTTTTTAAATGGCGATAGCTATGATGGTATTGTATTATATAGTAAAAACGTATTGGTAAGTGAAAAAGAAATAGAACATCGTTTTCTTATAAAAAAGAAAGAATACGAGATTGTAGCAAGTACTCCAAAACAATATCCAACATATACTGTAAATGATTATCAAGATTATTTAGAAGCAAAAGAAAACTGTAATACAGATATGTTTTGGATTGTAAACAATTCATTTTTACCTAATGAAGATTTCAACTGGAATTTTTATATTAGTCATCACAATCAATACGAAAGAAAAATAAATCATGTTTGGAAGAATGGCGACTTTTATGACGGCATTGCATTGGTTAGTAAACAACTAAACATCAGTCAACGAGAGATAGATTATAGATTTTTTGTTACTAAAAAAGAATATGATGAAGTTGGTAGTATGCCAAAGCCTTATGATATTGTGTTTATTAGTAATGGCGAACCAAATGCTGATGATAACTATTATGAACTAAAAGAAAAGTATCCAAGAGCAAAACGAGTAATGGATATCAAAGGAATACATGCAGCTCATAAACGTGCTGCTGAGTTAGTTGAAACAGAAATGTTTTGGGTTGTTGACGGCGATGCTGAAATTATAGATGATTTTGAATTTGATTATTATGTGCCTGCATACGACATTGACGGCAAAGATACTGTGCATGTATGGAGAAGTCATAACCCAGTAAATGGACTGGTGTATGGATATGGCGGTGTTAAACTTTTGCCTACTCGATTAACAAGAAATCTTGATGAAACAACAACCGATATGACCACTAGTATTAGTGACAAGTTTAAAGGTGTAGACAAAATGAGTAATACCACTGCATTTAATACTGATGCATTTAGTGCATGGCGTAGTGGATTTAGAGAATGTTGTAAACTTGCTAGTCGCACTATTGCTCGTCAGAAAGATGACGAAACTGATTTTAGATTAGATGCATGGTGCTCAAGAGGTGACGACAAACCCTTTGGAAAAGCAGCCATTGCTGGAGCAATAGCAGGTAAAGCATTTGGCGAAATGAATGCAGACAATCCAAACGAACTAGTAAAAATCAATGATTTTGAATGGCTTAAGAATCAGTTTGAGATATTATATCTACCAACCGTATAACTGTATCAAGTTTCTTTTGATTGGTTTTACTTCGCAGTGTATTACTCAATCCGTGATGTAAAGGTTTTGGCCACTTTCCAAATGTTACCCAAGCATACCCATCGTGCTCATTATTTAACTCTGGAATAAATTCATTATCAACTACACAAAGATATGTATGAAAACTAAAATGATTATCACTGCTTATAAATGTTTCTAAAGGTATTGTTTTTTTAATACCAGAAAGATTGCCTATTTCTTCAGTTATTTCTCGTTGCAAACCTTCCCACGGTGTTTCAATACCTTCGTTTGTTCCGCCAACTAATCCCCAAAGGTTTTTTGTTTTTCCTTTAGTACGATGTAAAAATAAAAATCTTTTAGTTTTGAGACTATAAAATAAAGCACCACTACAAATTATTTTGTTCATACAAGTACTTATTTTATAATATAATAGTCCAGGTTCCTCGTGGATAATATCCGTCGACTGCACTTTGCCAATAATATCCGTTCCAATAAAACTGTTGTCCAGTAGTTACGTTAGTAACGTATGTAGTTTCATTGTCATTGCTAGAGTTCCAAATATTAACCCATTTAGATCCATCCCATTCGACTATATCATTTGCATCAGCTGAAAAATCTGTATTGTCTGCATTTTTCCAAGCCTCTGGTCCTTTTTCGTTTAGATTAAGTACATAAGATACAGTGTCGTCTACACTGTATGCTGTAGTTAGATTTATAACAAACTTATCGTCAATATTTGATTTTGTTGCTGCTACCGGTGTTCCGTTTACAAACACTTCAAAGCTGGTAACACGTTCGTCTCCGGCTCTACCGGCTAACTCGCTAGTAGTAATAATAAAATCTATATCGGTATCTATTCTATTACTACTAGTAGTAGCTTTAAAACTACGTTCGACTTTATAACCTATTGGCCCTAACAATAATAATCTAACACCAGGTGTTTTTACTGTTTGAGGATTAAAACTTATAGGATCGATGATGTAATCAATAGTTCCATCAGTCTTAGTTGGCCCTGTTATAATAGTGTTAGCTGGCAATGTATCCTCGTCCCAATCAATGATCATTGTATGATTATCATTGCTTGGAATATTAAATGTACCAATAATTTCGCCACTTAACTCTGCTCGACGTAATCTTATTTGACTTATGTTGGGTTGATATTTTGCTGGCAGTTCTGCCTCAATGATATTAAGCCAACTAATATCGCCTACTCGAAGTTTTTTATTTTTAGCTAGTTTGGCTTCATCGTCGTTGATTATAACGTCAAAATCTCTGTAACTTGTAACTATCGGATTGCTTAAATCTAAACCTGTGTTACTTACACTGGAAGTACTAGTAATACCAACATTTCCTAAATTAACAACAGTACCGTCTGGTAACACAGTAACTCCGCTTGCAGCACCTTGATCTGATGTAGTTGGTGGATTAAACCCTTCAAGGCTTATTGTTCCTGCGTCTTGACTATAAACACCAGTAATAATATCTGTTATAATGCCCAACTTTTTAACTTTGCTCGGAGGCGAAATGTATATTGGTGCTGTAAATCCTAATGTAGCAACATCTATATCATCTTGTGTTCCTACAGGAATAGTTCTACTACTAAAGTTAATATCTTCTAAATATAATGCACTTAAACTAGTCCAATCTACATAGTTGTCAGATGTTTGAAATTCTAAGTCTGGATTAAACAACATAAAGATTTGTTCAAGTATTTGTAGTTTTTGATCAGTACTAGTTGACCATACATCAACATTAACACTTAAAGTATACGGAGTTGGGTGTAATCTCTCAACTGTATATCCTTTGGCTTGTTGTGCTACGTAACTACTAGTGTTTTCATCAAATGCTTTTTCTCTAAGATTGATTTTACTAACATAACTACTATCACTTAGACGTGATCTATCCATTTGCAAACTAGTAACATATACGCCCATTCGAGGAGCACTTGGTAATTTGTTATCACTATTTTCTCTAATAATACTGCCAACTTGTCTCGTAATATCTCCATATAATACAGGAACTACTTTAATATCGCCATCTCCATCGCGATAGCTAAAGTTACTAAATGCTCTTACTATTTGAGTAATATATCTACGTATTTGTCCATCATAAAAGTATTGCATTAGTCACCTGCCTTTGCTCTAAGAGCTTTACTAAGAGCTTGTCTTTCGACTACATCTTCACCGCTGATAGTATTTACAGTTAGATTGTTTATAAATGTTCCTTTTAGAGTATCACGTCCGCTAGTTTGTGTAAGGGTAGTTCTAACCGCATCTTCGATCTTGCGCCAACTATTACCATCGTATCTAAACAATCTATTAGGAGATAAATCAATTCTTAAAAAATAATCTCCCAAATCTGGTGCAGCTGGAAACCCAATGCCTTGACCGTATGGTGCTCCGTTTGGTGGAATACCATCGCCGACCAAATAACCTTGGTAACCATTGCCATCAGGTGTAACAAAAACAGTGTCTGCTGTTATCTGATCATCGGCTAATAAACTGTCATAGTCAGTACTAACAATTTCAATTTCGCCCGAGTCACTTAACTGTAGTGTATAGAACTGTATAGTAGAATACCCACTAAGAGGAACATCAACTTCTGCTTGCGCTATAACAGCTTCGTTTATTTGCATTTCTTTTTCATATGTACTGAGTACATCTCTAAGCGTATTTGCACTACCTTCTTCTGCAGGTAAATCTAAAATATCTTTGTATTCTTGCGAATCTAGTATTTGTTTTGCACGTAATCTATACAAGTGCGGATACCAAGTTTGACTAAATCCTTCTGCTGCTCTAGTAACTTCGTCTATTACATAAAATCTTTTTAGTGCAACATTGTAATCATTTGCAGCATATTCATCTTTCATATGCGGCAGTTCTATTACATCTCCTGGCATTATTTTTCTACCTAATGTTTTTACACTACTATTAATATGTATGGTCATAAACAATGTGTCGTTTTGTAAAAACAATCCAAACTGACTTAAATCAAAGTCTTGATCTTGTAAGTTGTAATGACCTCTGATTGTATATATATCGGCATCATACTTTCTATCTCTGTTTTCGAGAAATAATAAATCTTGGATATTTGTTTCTTTTACAACATCATACACAGGTTGTTCAACTGTCGCATCATCTTCTAATGTGTTTTTTGGCCCAAGATATTTGTGAATATTAAAATCAGTCCCTCCAACGGTAAACTGTTCATAGACAATACCATCTAGGAAGGAATAATCTTTTGTTTTCTCGGGTCTGTATAAACTAAGTCTTGGCATATGTATATTTAGCATAAATACTAGTGGAGACAAACTATGGCCGAACTTACAACACAGAAACAAGAAGTATTTGATTACGTAAATGCCTTTCTAGGCGGAGGAATGGTAGATGTAGAACTAGATCCTATACACTACGAAACTGCACTAGGAAAAGCAACTGCACGATATAGACAACGTAGTGAAAACAGCGTTGAAGAAAGTTATATTACTCTTGCACTAACCGAAGATGTAAATGCATATACATTACCTAATGAAATAATCGAAGTGCGTAAAGTTCATAGACGTAGTGTAGGAAGTAGATTAGGCGGCAACAGTGGCGGCACAACATTTGAACCATTTAACCTTGCATATACAAATACATATCTATTAGCAGGAAGCGGTATCGGCGGCCTCGCTACGTATGATTTCTTTGCTCAACAACAAGAACTAGTAGGAAGAATGTTTGGTAGTTTTATCGAATTTGTTTGGAACACTAGTACAAAAAAGCTAACTATATTAACAAGACCAAGAGCCGAGGAAGAAGTATTGTTATATTGCTATAATCATAGACCTGACTTTGAGTTGTACAAAGACTACAAAGCATTTCAATGGATTAAGGAATATACTCTTGCTAACTGTAAATATATGTTAGGTGAAGCACGTAGTAAGTTTGCTACTATTGCCGGACCAGGCGGCGGTACTACACTCAACGGTGATTCGCTTAAAGCCGAAGCTCAACAGGAAATGGAAAAACTTGACAACGACCTAGCTATGTCTGTTGCAGGTGGTGTTGGCTACGGTTTTTTAATTGGATAATAGATTTAATAATATCAAAAAAGTAATAGCAGGCGGCTGTAGTTTTACAGCAGGATCAGAGCTGGCTGACGAGTCTTGGGATCGTAATCATAAAGGAATATGCTACGAGATAAGTTATACAGCATGGCCAAACTTGCTTCAACAAAAAATGTTTACTAATGCAACAGTTGATAATACTGCTGTACCAGGCGCAGATTATGGAAGTATAGTTAGACGTATAATATACCAAACTAGGCACAATCTAAGGATACACAAGCCAGAAGATATTGTTGTAGTTGTAATGTGGACAAGTATTTTACGTAGAGAATATCCTAGTATATATCCTGTAGACAGAAAAATAAAAACTCACGAAGATAGATTTTTAACTTCATTGCCATCAGACGGCGATGGCAAAACTAAAGGTTATTCAAATGAGATGTTATACAGAAGAAGACAAATGTGGGCATCGGAACATCTAACACGAACAAATGTAGAGTTTTATGCTAGGCGTGACACACACGATAATCATGTATATTATCCACTACAGCAACTAGAATATTTAACAAGCTGGCTTGAAAATAATAATATTAAGTATTTTTATACATCTGCGTTTAAAGATATTGAACCAGAGTTATTGAATCAAGACAATGTGTTTTTACAAGACATGGTTGCAAGATTAAATCTTCCTAATCTTGTACATAAGGAAGACGGCATTGGATTTTGGGATTGGGCAACAAAAAACAAATACGAATGTGGAAAAGAATCAGATCATCCTCTTGAACAAGCACACATTGATTGGACAGATCTTTTTGCAAAATGGATATTGACAAAATCTAAATAATATGTTATATTTAAATTATGAAAAAGAAGTTATTAGTAATAGGTCATGGCAGACATGGCAAAGATACTGTATGTGAAATCCTGCGTGACGAATACGGATATACATTTGAAAGCAGCAGTAAGTTCTGCTCAAAGTTGTTTATCTATGATGACTTAAAGGAAAAATATGGATATGCTGATGAAGAAGAGTGTTATGCTGACAGGCATAATCACAGAGCAGAATGGTATAATGCTATCTGCGATTATAATGTTCCTGATGCAGCGACTCTAGGTAGAGAGATGTTTGCAGCCTATGACATCTATTGTGGGCTACGCAACAAGCGTGAATTCTTTGCAATGCAAAACACTGGAGTTTTTGATTATTGTATCTGGGTTGATCGCAGCAAATATCTCATGCCCGAGTCAAAAGATTCGATGAGCCTAGAACAATGGATGGCAGATTACACCATTGACAACAACGGAACGTTGGATGATCTTTGGTTTAATATTAGACAGCTAATGAGTTATATACATACTTAACCCCTAAAAACCGCCTTTTTCTCCGGTGATCTGCTAAATAGTTGTAAGTGAAACACTTTACAGGAGAAATTTAAAATGGCATTAACTTCACCAGGTGTAGAGGTCAGCGTTATTGATGAGAGTTTTTATACTCCAGCAGAACCAGGCACAGTACCTATAATATTTGTCGCAACAGGCGAAAATAAACTAAACGGCGCAGGAACTGGTGTTGCACCAGGAACTCAAAAAGCCAATGCAGGTAAACCATACCTACTAACATCGCAGCGAGATCTAGTAGACACATTTGGCGATCCTACATTTTATACAGATGCTAACAACAATCCTATTCATGGCGGCGAACAAAATGAATACGGACTACAGGCAGCATATTCATATTTAGGCGTAAGCAACAGAGCGTATGTAGTAAGAGCAGACCTTGATCTTACAGCAATATCTGCTAGTGCAACGCCAACAACTGCAAACCCAACAGACGGAACATATTGGTTAGATACTCAAGTAACAAAGTTTGGTATCTTTGAATGGAACGGCAGTGCCGAATCAGCAACCAACAAAGTTGGTCAAACATTTACTAACAAAACACCAACTGTTATTACTGATGCAACACAAACAACAAATTCACCTCCTTATGCTCCAAAACAATCAGTAGGCGCTATTGGTGATTATGCAGTTGTAGCAGTTTCAACTATTATACGCACATGGTATAAAAATACTTCGGGTACTTGGGTACAAGTTGGTAGTGCAGATTGGAAAGGCAGTTGGCCTTCAGTAACAGGTACAGCAGCTACTCCAACATTTATAGCAAGTGATACTATTACTATTGGATCTGCAGAAGGTCTTAGTGTAACAGTTACACTTTCGGGCACTAGTCTTGCTTTAGCAGTAAGTGATATTAACACAGCATTAGGTCCTGTTGGAATCACAGCAGAGGCAGTTGATAATAGATTGGTATTTAAAAATACTGGCGCAACACATTCAAACATTGTTCTTGGACAAGGAACAGGAACACCATTAACTGCTGCAGGTATTGCTGCTGGCACATATTATCCACCAGCACATCAAGCATCTGCTCACACAAGCGTTCCAGAATGGAAAACAGCAGATTTAGCAACCAAACGTCCAACAGGAAGTGTATGGGTTAAAACAACTACACCAAACAGTGGTGCAGATTGGAAAACAAAAGTATGGAACGGTTCAACTGAACTATGGGATGCAGTAAGCACACCGATTTATACTTCAAACTCAGCAGCATTGCTTGGCCTAGATAAAACAGGTGGCGGAGCCAATCTAACATCGCTTAATGTTTATGCAATGGCAAATGTTACAGAATCAGCAACAAACTTAGCCAACTTTACTTTGTACAAGCGTAATGCTAATGGCGCAACAACTATTACTAGTTCGGTTGTTACTGGCTCACCATCTTCAACATTTACAGTAGGTGCTAATGATTTTACTATTAGTGAAACAGTAAAAGGAATTCCAGGATTAAGTACACCAGTAACTATTTCATTTAGTGCAACAGGTGCTACAACTGATGCAGATTTAATGGCAGCAGCTATTAATACAGCAGGTTTAACTAATGTTACTGCTAGTGTCGATTCAAGCAATAGAGTTGTAATAACACATGCAATAGGCGGAGACATTAGATTTGTAGATGGTGCAAACACACCATTAGTTGACGCATTTACTGCTTGGAACTACTCAACAAAATCAGGAACTGTAAACTTTTATGATTCACCAAATGGGTTGTCAGGTGCATATATTGCAACACTTTGGAAAGAACTAACTTATACAGCAAGTAACAATGCACCAACTGCTCTTGCAGCAGACGGCGCTCTATGGTATAGCAGTGTTGTTGACGAAGTTGATATCATGGTACATGATGGAAGCAAGTGGGTTGGATACTTGAATAGTGATTCGCCATATTATGATGTTACACCTGCAAACGCACCAGATCCAGCAGGACCGATTGTTGCTGCAACTGAGCCAGTTAATGGTGATCGTTCAGATGGCGGAGATCTAGTAACAGGTGATATTTGGATTAGTACAGCAGATCTTGAAAACTTCCCAAGAATCTATCGCTGGAACAATACACTAAACAGTTGGGTTGAACTAGATACAACCGACCAAACAACTGAAAACGGTGTACTATTTGCAGATGCACGTTATAACACAGCAGGCGCAAACAGTGGCACAGCAGGAACTATTGCTAATATGATTGTTAGTAACTATGTTGATGCAGATTGTCCAGATCCAGCACTATATCCAAAAGGAATGATACTATGGAACTTACGTAGAAGCGGATTTAACGTCAAGCGTTTTGAACGTAACTATGTAGACTTGGCAGCAGTCAATGAACGTTTTGGTGACCAGTCAATGTCAGCATATTATCCGCATCGTTGGGTTACTGAATCAGCTAATGAAGCAGATGGCTCAGGTAGTTTTGGACGTAAGGCACAGCGTAAAGTTGTAGTACAAAAACTACAAGCAATGCTAAACGAAAACCAAGACATTCGCGACAACGAATCACGTATCTTTAACTTGATGGCAACACCAGGTTATCCAGAGCTAATCGGAGAAATGATTACACTAAACTATGACAGAGGCTTAACAGCATTTGTTATTGGTGATTCACCATTCCGTTTAACACCAGATGCAACTTCGCTTAACGAATGGGCAACCAACGTTAACACAGTTGTTGAAGATAACGATGACGGACTTGTAAGTAGAGATGAGTACATGGGTGTTTATTATCCAAGTGGCTTTACTAGTGACAATGCAGGCAACAATGTAGTTGTTCCGCCAAGTCATATGGTACTACGTACTTTCGCACTAAATGACCAAGTTGCGTATCCATGGTTTGCACCAGCAGGTACAAGACGAGGTGGAGTTACAAATGCAACTTCAACAGGTTACATCAACGGCGAAGGCGAGTTTGTTGCAGCAGCACTAAACGAAGGTCAAAGAGATACATTGTATCAAAACAACGTTAACCCTATTACATTCTTAACAGGTGCAGGGCTAGTTGTATTTGGACAAAAAACTCGTGCAAGAAATGCAAGTGCTCTTGATAGAGTTAACGTTGCAAGACTTGTAGTATACTTACGTAGTCAGCTGAATCAGTTAACAAAACCATATCTATTTGAACCAAATGATAAAATCACACGTGATGAAATCAGAGCACAAGTAGAAAGTTTAATGGTTGAACTAGTGGGACTAAGAGCTCTATATGACTTCTTAGTTGTGTGTGACGAATCAAACAACACACCAGCGAGAATTGATCGAAATGAACTATATGTAGATATTGCTATTGAACCAGTCAAAGCAGTTGAGTTTATTTACATTCCATTGCGTATCAAAAACACAGGAGAAATCGCAGGGTTATAAGTCATTAAAGTAGGGGGAAAATAAAATCCCCCTACAAATGATAAATACATGTGATAAGGAGAAACATAGATGGCAATCTCAACTCTATTAAATTTAACAGTACCGTTAGCAAACGATACTAGTGCAAGCAGTCAGGGTCTGCTAATGCCGAAACTACAATACCGTTTCCGTGTAACATTGGAAAACTTCGGTATTACCGGCAACACAACTGAATTAACAAAACAGGTTATTGATGCAACCCGTCCAAATATATCATTCCAACAAATACCGATTGATGTTTACAACAGTAAAATTTATATGGCCGGCAAGCACGAATGGCAAGCAGTTACAATGAATTTACGTGACGATGTTAATGGAAACGTACAACGTTCAGTAGGCGAGCAACTACAGAAGCAGTTTGATTTCTTTGAACAGTCTAGTGCTGCTACAGGACAAGACTACAAGTTTACACAACGCATTGAAGTACTAGACGGTGGTAACGGCGCTAATACTCCAGCTGTGCTCGAAACTTGGGAATTGTATGGTTGCTATTTAACAAGTGTTGACTATGGATCAATGAGTTACTCAGCAAACGATGCAATGACAGTAGCTCTTAATATTCAATATGACAACGCTGTACAACTTAACGTAGGTGTTGGAACTCCTAATAACTTCCAAGATCGAAATACTGAAACAGGCACAGGTGCCACAGGCGCTGCCGCTCTTTAATAACATTTAAGAGATTGCTTGACTTCTAAGGAGCCCAATGGGCTCCTTATTTGTTATGTGCGCTGTTTAAATATAAGATAAATACTTTATGCCGTTAAATAGAAACTTTGATAACTTTAGCAATTTTGATACCAACAAAGGTATAATGGGTGATTTTACTCATGCTTCAAACTTGTATCGACGCAATAACTTTAGATTAGCGCCTAAAGTTAAATTCCTATATCATGTTGTAATAGATGTAAATCCAATAGCGTTACAATCACTTGGTAACAATATTAGCAACTTATTAAACAAACGAGAGTTTAATATACTAGCATCAGCTGCTGACTTGCCAACATATACTGTTAATACAGAAACTATGAATCAATACAATAGAAAAAAAGTAGTTCAAACAAGAATAAACTACAATCCTGTTAATATTGAATTTCATGACGATGCAGCAGGCCTAACAACACTGCTATGGGAAGCCTACTATAGATATTATTATGAAGACGGCAACTATGCTGATCAAGGAACTCGTCCACGTGCATATCAAACTGGATTATATGATAGCGAACCTCAAAATACTTATAGACATGGTTTTAACAGAGCAGGCAAAACATATCCATTTTTTAACAGCATAACTATACACCAACTTCATCATCAAAATGCTGATAGTCATTTTACTAGTTTTACACTTGTAAATCCTCTTATAGGAGAATGGCAGCATGATAGAGTAGATCAAACAGATGCTTCAGGCATAATGAAAAACACCATGCGTGTTGATTATGAAACTGTGCTGTATGATAGAGGATATACAGGATTGGATCAGCCAGCAGGGTTTGCAGACAATGCACACTATGATAGATCACCTAGTCCATATATTAGTACAGGATCAACAGATACCAATACAACCGGAGTAGATGAAGGTTGGAAAAAAGTATTCACTGATATATTTTTAGAAGCAATAGGACTAACTGATTTTAATAGTGAACAACAACGCAATCTAAGATCGACATTTTCGACTACTCCAGTTACAACAAATAATAGAGTTCCGTTTAACAACAATACATTTTTTCCAACAAACTCAACTCAAACAGCTATAACTACAGCATTTCTTGATGCAGCGTTAGAACCAACAATATCTGAAAGAGAGTTGAAAAATAGCACCATCAAGCAAAGAGACTTGGCTAGAAATGCACTTCGAAACTATTCGATAGCAAAAGGATCGGCAAACTCGTTTAATAATAATGTACAGTTGTTTGATAACTTGAACACAACTCAGCAATCTCAACTGCAACAAGCGGTAGTTGATAACTACAGAGTAGATCCAACATTACAAGGTGCAGCATTTACCAGCATTCTTGAAAATATTATAGGTGGTTAAATGAGTAGTATAACTGATAAAAGTATTAATAAATCAACAGATAGCGCAACAGAAGTAAAATCATTTTTTGATAGATACTTTTCAAAATCAATATCAATCACAAGCAACGAAGTTGATAGTATGTTGGGATTTTTTAAAAAAAGAAAGTTTGATGAAAGTGCAGCTATTGCAGTAACTACAGTGCTGTTACAACAAGCTAAATCTGAAAATAAAAATATATTTGAATTATTAGATAGTTTAAAAGGATTAGAAGAAGTAAAACTCAGTCAGCTAGTGGCTGCTATTTTAAATAACAACAGAAGTAAAGTAAGTGCTCTTGGCTACACATCTGATTACCAAGTTGTAACATACGAAAATAGAAATGTTATATTATAATGTCACGTTTTGCACAAGGCAAGTATACATTAAAAAACCCTGAAAAATACATAGGCGGTAGAACTCCTACTTATCGAAGTAGTTGGGAGTTTGCTTTTATGCGTATGTGTGATACAAATGAAAATATAACAAAGTGGGCAAGTGAAGCAGTTCGTATTCCTTATAGAAATCCACTAAGTGGAAAATATACTATATATGTTCCAGACTTCTTTTTAGTATACAATGATCGTACTGGCAAACAACATGTTGAACTTATAGAAGTTAAGCCAGCAAATCACACATTTAAAGAGCAACTAGGAAATAGTAAAGTAAACAAGTTGCATTATGTAGTCAATCAAGCCAAGTGGGGTGCTGCTAGAGCTTATTGTAAACAAAAAGGAATGATATTTAGAGTTGTTAACGAAGGAGATATTTTCCATCAGGGCAAACGTAGATAAATAATAGTAGCATATTATAGGTGTTATTATGACAAAAAAACTTGAAGAAATGTTGAATCTTCCAGACAACGAAGATATCAAACAAGAAGCACAAAAGCAAGCTGTTGTACAGCAAGAAGATACTTTTAGAGACATAGCAGAGTTTGACAAGATTGCAAGTGCATTACCAGCAGTTAAAGGTCTTGGACAAAAAGCAGACGACGAACTTGAAGACATTGCAAAGCGGGCACTCGAAGCATACGACGATTTAATGGATCTAGGCATGAACGTAGAATCACGTTATGCAAGTAGAGTATTTGAAGTAGCAGGCGGCATGCTTAAAACTAGTTTAGATGCTAAAGTTGCAAAGATGGACAAAAAACTAAAAATGATTGACCTGCAACTTAAAAAAGAAAAAATGGATAGAGACAATAGCCCAGGCGACGGCGCCATAGTCAACGGCGAAGGTTATGTTGTCTCTGATCGTAATAGTCTTTTAGAGAAGTTAAAAGGCATGAACAATGATAAATAGTAACATAACGTAGGACACAATAATGAAAAACTTTGCTGATTATTTAACTGAAAGTAAAAAGACATATGAATTTAAGATTGGTGTAGCTGGAGAGCTACCTGAAAACTTTGAAGATATGCTTGAAACCAGTTTACAAAAATACGGATGCTCTAATATTGCAGCTGGTAAAAAAACACCGATACAAGAACGTCCACTAGATTTCCCACAGTTAGAAAACTGCGAAGCTACATACTTTGAAATAACTTGTACATATCCAACAACAGTACAAGTACTACAAGAGTATATTGGACAGTGTTGCGGTGTTAAACAAAGTCATATTATTGTACGTAATCCAAATGAGCCACAAGAGTTATATCAAGAAGAAACTTCATCTGATGTATATGTTGCAAAGCTAACAGTTGAAGAACTAGAAGGCGAAAGCGCACAGGAATCAGTTGGTGAAGATAGAGTAATGAACCTACTAAAAGAACTAGAGACAGCTCGTAAAGAACAGTCAGGAGACTAATATGAAAAAAGTAAACGAAGCTAATATGAATATTAGTGTAAATGGCGAGAGTGCTTCGGAAGTTTCAGAACTACTCCGCATCATGCAACTTGCAGGATCAGATGCTAAAGTAGTTGGCGATGACGATATCAATCCAGGACCTAAGCCTTGCCCAATATGCGGTAAGATGCACGGACCAAGCCAGCCAATGGGCGGTTGCGGTTCAAAAGGACCTGAAGAGCCATCTATGTCAGATACTATCAAAATGATTTCAAAAGAAGAAGAAGATTATGATGGTGACTTTGGTGATGTTACTACAGAACCTGATGATGAATATATGAGATCAAATGCAGGCGATGTAAGTGACATGATTCCAAGTGGTGACGATTTGCACAAAGAAAAAGGATCTCACCCAGCTACAGCAGGCGGCGATAATCCAATGAATACTAAAGAAAGTATTCATGCAATGCTTACAAAAGCACTTGCTGAAAAAAAATCTAATAAAAAACCAGACAATGACGGCGACGGTGTTCCACCGTGGGCAGACAAAGATGATAACGATCCAGAAGTTGGCGCTGATGACGAAGAAGTAGCAGAGTATGATGTGCCTAGTAACTTTGAAAACAAGCACAAAGATATTAACAATCTTGGACGCAAAATGATGGACATGAGTTCAAATATGTCAGGAACTGATGATACTAGTTTGATGATGGCAAATGCACTTTCAAGACTTGGCGAGGTATTGGCTGAGTTTGGTGGCAGCGGATTTGCTGCTAACAACATGGGAGACGTTGTCAAGAAATCATCTTTAACTCCAGAGATTGTAAAAATGCTGATGAAAAAAGCAAAAGAAGAAGATTAACAAAATATTCCCCCAACTCAATAGCGCCTCCGGGCGCTATTTTTTTGAATAAATATTGTATGGCAGCATCATTAGACGGCGTCTTAATCAAAAAGGCGAATAGAAAAGAAACATTTACCGAAGAACAAGTTGAAGATCTTCTAGCTTGCATGGATCCTGATACAGGCTACTTGCATTTTTCTCGCAAGTTTGCATACATACAACACCCAACCAAAGGCAAACTATTATTTGATCCTTATGAATATCAGTTAGGATTAATGGATAGTTATCACAGTTTTAGATTTAACATAAACATGATGCCTAGACAAACTGGCAAAACCACTTGTGCTGCAATCTATTTGGCATGGTTTGCAATGTTTAATCCAGATCAAACTATTCTTATTGCTGCACACAAATACACAGGTGCGCAAGAGATTATGTCTCGAATAAGATTTGTGTATGAAACTTGTCCGGATCATATTAGAGCAGGTGTTACAAGTTACAACAAAGGCAGTATAGAGTTTGAAAATGGAAGTCGTATTGTAAGTCAAACAACAACAGGCAACACAGGACGTGGTATGTCAATCTCGTTACTATACTGCGACGAGTTTGCATTTGTGCAACCTAACATTGCGGAAGAGTTTTGGACTTCAATATCACCTACACTAGCAACAGGTGGTCGTGCTATCATTACAAGCACACCAAACTCAGACGAAGATACGTTTGCTACTATTTGGAAACAAGCAGAACAAAAGTTTGACGAGTATGGCAACGAACAAGACATAGGCATAAACGGATTTCACTCGTTTATTGCCGAATGGCACGAACATCCTGACAGAGACGAAGAATGGAAAAAAGAAGAAATAGGACGTATTGGAGAAGAAAAGTTTAGACGTGAATACGGCTGCGAGTTTTTAATCTTTGACGAAACTCTTATTAACAGTATAAAACTTGCTGTAATGGAAGGTGCAAATCCTATTATCAATATGGGTCAAGTACGTTGGTATAAAAAACCTAGTCCAAAAAAATCCTATGTAGTAGCTCTTGACCCAAGTATGGGCACAGGAGGAGACTATGCTGCAATACAGATTATCGAACTCCCTGGTTACGAACAAATAGGAGAATGGCAACACAATACAACTGCTATACCAGGACAGGTTAGAGTACTTGCCGATGTATGCAAATATATTGAAAGTGAAACTAAATCTACTAATAATATATATTGGAGTGTAGAAAACAATGGAATCGGTGAAGCATGTTTACTTGTTATTAATGATTTTGGTGAAGAAAATATTCCTGGGTTGTTTATTAGTGAACCAATGAAAAAAGGACACGTAAGAAAGTTTCGCAAAGGGTTTAACACAACTCATAGCAGTAAAACAACAGCATGTGCTAGACTTAAAACAATGATTGAAAATGATAAACTTACTCTAAATAGTAAAGCATTGATTAGTGAACTAAAAGCATTTATTTCTTCCGGCAGCAGTTTTCAAGCTAAACCAGGACACCATGACGATCTAGTTAGTAGCTTATTATTAACATTGCGAATTATGAGTGTAATGAAGGATTGGGATCCGACTGTATATGAAACATTTAATCAAATTGAAGCAGATGAGAACTATGAAATGCCAATGCCGATCTTTGTTAGTAGCAGTTATTGATAAATAGTATACAATGAGAAACTTAGATACAGTAGCAGAACAACTTTTTAATGAGATTAGAGGACGTTATTCCAGCGTTACCATTGGTGATGCAGAAGGAAATATAACAAGTGCTCCTAGTCTTGCAAGATTTTATGAGTTTGATTTTAAAAGCGGCAACACCGATATAGGCAAAGTAAGTGTTTCACTGGATGAAAAATCTGGTGTTACTATAATGTACAACAAGGACTTTACTGAAGAAGTTGGCGCAGAAGAAACCAACGAATGGTATGGCTTTTTAAAACAAATGAGAATGTTTTCAAAAAAACGTTTATTAAATTTTGAAGTTAGAGATATTAACAGAACTAACTTTACAAAAAGAGATTATGCGAGCATGGCAGTAAATCGCGGAGAAACACAAATGGCAGAGTCAAAAATGTATGGCACTCACAAAACTAGCTTTCAAAAGTTTGGAAGTGCCAAACTTTCAATAAAACATACAGGTAATATTATTGAAGGCGAAAGTAGAAATAAAAAGATAGGATCTCTTTTTATTGAAAACGCACAAGGTGAAAGATTTAAATATCCTTTCAAACATCTTAGTGGTGCAAGAGCAATGGCTATCCATGTCAGCGAAGGTGGCCACCCATATGACGACTTTGGCAAACACATTACTGGTCTAAGTGAAGAACTTTCAAATCTCCGCAAGTTTAAAACTTACATGGGTCGTAGTAGTGTAATGGCTGAAAGTTTAGCAGAACACATGGGCACTATTAACGAACGCATTGTAGCTGTCAAAAAAACAATACAAACATTGCAAAAGCCATCAAACTATCAAACTGCATTTGAAGAATATGTTCCGATGGAAGAATCTGAAGTTCCTGCTGATGTTGCTAGTAACTGGATTGATCAACTTACTATCAAACAGTTTAATGAAGATTTAAAAGATGTATTTCCGTACATTTATAAACTAGTTGGTGAAGCAACTGCATCAGAAGACCTGACGTTTGATGATATTATGGCAGAAGCAGATGTGTATCCGCCACGTGGCGATATGGAAATGGATCCATCAAACATGCGTCCACAAGCAAAACCAACAGCTCCAA